CTCTTAAAAAAGAGGCTCTTACTGTTACACGGGTAGCCGAGTCTGCTGACATTGAATCAAACTCAAACTTAACAGGCCCAAATTCAATGCTATCAGGTGTATCTGCTAGGATAACCTCGTAAACTATCTCAGCCCTTTGTCGCTTGCCTGCTAATTCACGAAGCCCTTGTACTATTCTTTGGTCTACTGCATCACCGCGTATATCAATAGCCGGTGGGCGATCCTGGACCTGGGTGGCAGCAGATACCTCAAAAGGGAACCTAACGAAAGTCCCTGCATTCCTGATTAAGTTTTGCGTGTCATTAACCAGCCTGATTGTGTCAATATCAGGGTGCGTGATAGTCAAGCACTCAAGAAAGACTTTTTCAGTAGCAGATGCTAAGACAGCTTGCAATGCACTTTGACTTAGAGGCATTACGGGATTACCTCAAAGTTAAGTTTGACTGTAAATACTTCGCCTGATGCTACAGAGATACTGAAAGGCTCACTAGCAATAAATCGGATAGTGGCCGGGTCTTCTGTAATAGGGTGGACCCAAGTAAACTCTAGGCTGCCCATAGCAAGCGTGTTACGCCAGAAATCTAGCAGGGTGGCATACTGGGTCTTGTCCAGATACATCTGCCCTGAGAAAGGCTCTACGGCTGCTGTAAAACGACGCCGCTGGAAAGCCTTGCCGAACTCCATGCTTGTACGGATAGAACCTTCTGGGGCCTGGTATTGGAATCCTTGCTGATGCAAACGCTGTGGTAGTGTGCTAGGCCAATTTGCCATAGTTAGAATTGCCCCTGTCTACGAGCGCCGTGACGACGGAAGATGCCATCTAGCTGGCCTTGTCCGTCTAGTCGCTCCATGCTTGACTTAACCATCACGTCGACAGTCATTTCTCCGTTTGCACCTCGGCGCGATTGCTGCTTTTCTGCTTGTAGCTGTTCGCCACCTTGGTTGATGACATTTACTGTGACGTTTCCGCCACCACCCATCTGATTGTTGGGGATGATCCGACCATCTTGTCCAGGCACAAACATCTCTGGCCCGCGCTCACCAACAATGGCAGGCATTCCGCCTATTACATTGCCTCCATTGGCAAAGCTACCTTGGATATCTCCTGTAGCGCGTGGATGAGTAGAACCGCCTGTAGAAGCGCCGCCACCAAAAATAGACCCTATTGCGCTTGTAGCAATATCTGCAAGCGGGTCAGATACTTGCCGTTGAATGATTGTACGAGCAATCTGGTTTGCAAGGCTCTTAAAGGCATCAGATAGAGAGTCTACTTGCATGATGACATCTGTAATGCTATTAGACAGGTCATCTTCCATGACAGATTTAACGTCTTTTAGGCTGTCTTCCCAAACACTTGTTTGGTCACCTACACTCCGTGTCTTGTTTTCAACCCTATCAAGAAGCCTATTATATTCTAGTAATTCATCTGATCTTGGAAAAGGGCCACTGACTCTTCCGCCCGTAATGTCTAACCTTACAGGCCCTTCTTCATCTTGCTGCCCGGTGATGCCTTCTGCTGTGCTGGTTGCTGCTGAAATAGCTTGAGATAACGCAAAAATAGCGCTGCCTACACCTGCGCCAGCGATACCCCCTCTTCTGCCACCAATTGCGCCACCAAGTTTTGCTGATAAGCCAATCAGGGCAAGAGCTTGACCAGTCTTAATAATAGTGTCTGCGTTGTCCACCATAAACTTCAGGCTTTCGCCAATGAAGTTGCCCAAAGTCTCAATACCTTGCTGGAATTCTGGATCGGCTATCGCGTCTGCGAAGGAGTCGGCATCTCCGGCTAAGCTGCTGAGCAGCCCCTCTTGAAAGTTGACCATGATGGTCTTGTTTAAGATGTCCATCTGGTCGGAGAATCTTTCTGCCGACTCAATGGCGTCACCGCCTAAAACAATGCCGAGATCACGCGCCTCTTGGCGCATTGAGTCTACAGCTTGTTCTCCTTCTCCTAAAGCAGCGGCAAGCCTTGGGCCTGCGTCTTCACCAAACGCCTGTGAGGCCAGGGCGGCTCTCTGTGAATCGTTCTCAATTCTGGATAGCTGCATTAGAAGTTCGTCTAATACAACTTCCCCGTTCCTGATGTCTCCTGATGCGTCAGCAATGCTAATTCCTAGCTGCTCAAAAGTATCCTTTGCAGCACCACCACCATCTGCTGCAAGGCCAAGCCTGCGGTTAAATCGACGAAGAGCGGCGTCAACTTCTGTGTCGGTTGTCCCCGCAAGCTGGCCGAAGGCAAACCGGAGTTCCTGTAGACTCTCGGCTGATACGCCTGCTGTAGCTGACAACTTTGCAATCTGGTCGGCTGAGTTGATTGCCGACATTGTAAACTGCTTGATTGCCCGAAGAGAAAATGCAGCAATAAGTCCACCCATAGCGCCTTTCAAAAGGCCAACCGACCTGTTTAGCCCTGCTACAGCTTTTGCTGTGCGCTGTGACTGAGTTCCAAAACTTTTTGCGCTACGCTCTGCTTTTCCGCTACTGCGCCCAAATCCTCCAAGGTCAGATTGAGCCTTGCGGACTTGCCTAGAGTCAACTTCAACTTGTAGACGGGCTACATCAACCACGCGGCTTTTTCCTTCTATTAGTAATGGCCTTGAAGGTAGAGGATACCTTGTCTGCCACTTTGTCTCGGTCTATCTGCTGTTGGTCAACCCAAGGCGGAGGGCAGGCTTTGTCTTCTGACTTCTGCTGCTGACTCAAGTAAGCCATTGAAAGCTGGCGGAGTGCGTCCGCCTCTCTAGGCTCTAACTCGATGCCTTGGATATCTGCCCAAGCCTTGATTGCTTGCCAGTCTAGCGGTGAGGCTCCCATAGGGGAGAAGTCAATAGGCCCAGCCTCAAACAACCATTGAACAATGTAGAAGAGTTCGCCCGGATCAGGCATAGCCCCGTAGTAGTAATCGGCTCTGGGAGAAGACTGCCCTTCTGGGGCTGTGTCTAGGTAAGCCTTAAACTTTACGAAGGTTTCTGCCCATCCGAGCTGCTCGGAAAAAAATTAGCCCGATCTCCCTGGAAAGCGTCAACCTGTTCTGCAATCCAAGGATACTCTGAGTAAACCTTGCGAGCGTTATCTTCAGTACACTTGAGAGGTTCGTCCAGTTCAATGTTGCCCCAGTCAAGGGTCAGCGCCACGCGGGTTTCCAGAGCCTCTTTCTCAAGCGTGTCGATGTCAATATCAGAGATATTACGCTTGCCACGAAAAAGGCGCTGAATCTGCGCCCTACGCTGCTTGGCTAGCTTAGAGTCTGGCCCAGCCACCTTGACCCAAGCATCCGTCTTTTCACCAGTCACAGGGTGGTTGATATAAACAACGGCACCCTCGTTAGAACCCTCAACAGAGTTGAAATCACTTAGTTTCATAGTCAAGACCCCTGGTCTTTCCCTAGCCTAGTAGCCTAGTTCCAAACTAGGCAGACTTATGGCCTTTGAGATGTAAAGAATGTTTATAGTAGATAAACTGTTATAGATTAAATAAAGTTATATACAGATATTTATCTGTTGTTATCTCTCAATCTGTTTCTATAAACAGTATACCATACTTTTCACAAGATTGCAACCCCCTAAACTAAATTAGGCAGGAGCAACCTCAACAATCTCGTCAGTAATTTCAATGGTAACGCTTGCGGTCGTGATCTGGTCAACACTGCCGACGTTAGCCGTGTAGCTCATAACCTGTGCTGCGAAGTACAGTTCGGTGCCATCCTGAAGTGTGACGTTGAAGCTGTAATTCTCGTCGCTATCTAGGGCGGCCTGAAGTTCAGTCTGTCCGGCATCGCCAGGGACACGGGCAACAGTCATGGCAATGGAGCCATCATTGTAGCTACCCTTGCGCTTGACCGTCTGGCGGTCGCCCAGTGGGTTGTGGGTTACAAGGCTGTACTCACGACCGAACTCGCCAAGGTCAGTAACCTCGCCAATGAGGTCAAAGCTCAGTCCTTCAAATCCTGTTGGATCATAGCTTGCTGGCTCTTCTGAAGAGATGCCGATGGTTGTTCCTGCTGAAGTAAATGCGCCTGATGCCATTTTTCTATCTCCTAGTAATTATAGGTCGGTGTTTTTGCTTACTGCTTTGCGTAGTATCGAACGGGCCTCTCTGAGTGTGCGCCGCATCATTCCGTTCGGTGCTTGGGTTGACCAGCCATATTCTAGCCGCTCGATATAAGGTACGTTGTTAGTGAGGTAGTAAATGTTGCCGGAAATCTGATTCTGTATAGAAAGTACTTGATTACTGCCTCGGTTTTGGTCTGTGCTGTTGACTTCTGTTTGATCCGGTGTGCCTATAGAGGGTATCCAGTTTGCCCTTGCTGTGCCGCCCACATATCCAGGTGGTGCGTCGCTTTTCCACAAGGAAGGGTTGCCTACAGGGGTGCGCTCAATAATCCTCTGTGATACACCTACAGCGTAGTCGATAATAACCCGATCTATCGTGTCGCCTGTCTGTTCTGCGAATCGCTTAATATCATCGGAGAAGCTGTTATTAGCCATTATCGAAATAGCGCCAGTTGATTGATACAGGAATTACATACCAAACATCGTCAAGCTGTGCAGGGCCATAGTTGACGGCCTCGATAAACACATCACCAATCTTACCTTGTCCTGCGAAATGAGCGCGTACATCATCGGCTGTGTCTTGCGCTGTACCAGGGCCACTTCCGACAGGTGCTGCCACTGATACCTGATAGATACCGGGCGTCTCCTGTGCGTAGTCCATGCTGTAAAGGTCTCCGTCAGCAGGCAGATAAGAGACTTGTAGGTGGACTTTGGTAGTGTCAGGTGTGAACTCTACGTTAGCCCAAGCCACGTCAGGAAGATCGGGCATAGACGCGAGGTGCTGGTCTAGTTGAGATGCTACATACCTGAGCATTGCTTACTGCCTCGCCTGTGCAATGTGAATAACAGCTAGATCGGCTGGTTGCAAAGGGCTTACATCTAGGATGCGCCACTCTGTATTGTTCTTTGTTACCTTGTCGCCAATCTTGACTTCACCTGAAATAATAAGTCGAGCATCGCCTCGCTCAACAGTAGTCCCGTCAATCTCTTGATTTCGGTACTCCGTCCACACAACGTCTCTGTTGAAAGTTTCAGTCGTGCTGGTAGTCTGCCCCGTCGCAGGATCAAAAGTCTCTCCAGTCTCACGAGAGAAGCCGAGAGAGGCACCAAACGTATTGATTAGCCGGTCTGCCGTGCCCTTTGTCGATGCGTAGTCAAAAGACACTTGTTAAGCCCTCGTTACGTTGACCAAGTTAGTGCTTGCACCACCTGATCCAGCGAGATACT